ACGGTTCTTGGCGCGTGCCCTGCTGATACTCTAGTTTGCGAAGATTGCGGCGAAGAGATCGAACCGGGCGAAGAGATAGAATTAGAGGTCGAAACGTACGAACGTGGCAGACATGGCACAAAGATAATAACGGTTTGCGCTCGCTGTTATGAGTCGCTTTATCAGGGTGGAAACGATAACTTTTAAACAACACGATAATGACACATTGGAAAACTCAATTTAATTACGACTATCTAGGCGCTTACAGCCTACCGGATGGAAAAGATATAATTCTCACCATCCGCGAAACGAAAAAAGAACAAGTAGTCGGCGCGTCTGGAAAGAAAGAAGAATGTTTCGTCGCTTATTTCTTCGAGAATGTGAAACCGATGATCCTCAACCGGACGAACTGCAAAACATTGACGAAAATTTTCAAAAATCCGAATTTTGAGTCATGGATAAACAAGCAAATCCAAATCGGAGCGGTATTAGTTGACGCTTTCGGCGAAAAGGTTGATTCGCTTCGTATTCGTCCTTTTCTTCCGAAAGTAGAAAACTCATTGCCTACTGTTGAGACAGGATCGGCAATCTGGAAAAATATCCTCGACGGTCTGGCGGGTGGCTTTACGGTCGCACAAGTCCAGACGAAATATAAACTAACTAAAGAACAAATCAAAGAACTAGTAGCACATGAAATCAAGTGAACAAAAAGAAATCGAATGGAAGGAAAAGAGACAAGGCAAAATAACTGCCTCTACGCTTCCCGATTTAATGAAAGCGGGAAAGGGTTGCCCGTTCGGTAAAACTTCCCTAGATGCAATGTATGCGGTTCGCTACGAGCGTAGAACCGGGACGATGCGAGAAAACGGAAGTAACAAGGCGTTTGATTGGGGACATGAAAACGAACCGCTAGCGGTCGAATGGGTACGGAGCCAGTTAATGAACGAGATCAAGTCGTGTACAACCGATTTTAAGGACATTGTTTTCAATGAACCGTTTGAAGGATTCGGAGATTCACCGGATTTCTATGTGTACGGATTTGACGGGAAAGTTATCGCTCTGGGTGAGATCAAGTGCCCGATGTCGCAAGGAAAGATCGAATCGCTGCAGTTCGGAAATACCATCGACGAAAAAGACGAATATTATTGGCAATTCCTCGGACATTTTCTAGGTCGCCCAGACGTAGACAAGTTGTATTATGTCATTTATGACGGCTATGTAAACGACGGTCGAATACTCGAAATGAATCGAGCCGATTACGTGGAGAATATAAAGAAACTCTATGATCGAATCCGGTTGGCTAGCGAGATGATAGACGAATCTATCCGTTCCGGTCTGGATTTGCTTGATTGTGTCGATAAGGCAAAAGCGGTATTAGAATTAAAGATGCAGATCGAGGCGTTAAAGCCGGAAGCGAAAAATAGTGTTCCGGTAAAGAATCAGATTTATAAGATACGGAAGGAGTTAAAGAAGTTAATCACCAATAAAATAAAAAAAGCAGCATGAATAAATTAATTAAAACAGAGAATATTCTTTCTTACTTGAAACAATACTGTACAAATATTCCTATTGATTCTTATCGGGATATTGAGTGCGCATTAGGCAAGGAGTTAGTTATTAATGATGAAGAATTACGATCCGACCTGAAAAGCGACGGGACGAGTTATTTGTGTCTCGAAATAGACAACTCGACATCTCTTAGATTTAAAGTAACCGAATCATTTATGTATAAAACATTTCCGTATGATTCTGTGTCTGTAAAATGCATCTTAGATAATTATTCCGTTCACGCTGTACCGTCACAACGCTAACACAACACGATTAATCACACTTTTATAAACACTTTAATAAACACGAAATTATGAACACTTGGTTTTTAACGAAAATTCGCTACGAGAAAGTAATGGAAAACGGGATGCAAAAGAAGGTAACTGAACCGTACTTAGTCGATGCACTAAGTTTTACCGAAGCAGAAGCGCGAATAATCGAAGAAGTAACGCCGTTTATCTCCGGTGAGTTTACAGTGTCCGACATTTCCCGCGCACATTATAGCGAGATATTTACAAGCGAAGAGGATTCCGCCGATAAATGGTTTGCCGGGCGACTCGCTTTTACTACACTTGACGAGAAAAGCGGCAAGGAGAAGCGAACGTATACGAATGTACTTATACAAGCCGCAGACATTCACGACGCAATGAAGAAACTCGACGAAGGAATGAAAGGAACGATGGCGGATTATTCTTCGATTCTTCTCAAAGAAACGGCGATTGTAGATGTTTATCCGTATGAAGCGAAAAATAAAGAACAACAGAAACATGATTAAACGACATTGGATGCTATTAATAGCCGTGATAGCTATCCCAATAGGAAACCGCCTATTCAACCATGTTAGCGCGTGGTTGGGCGTTATGGTTATTTTATCGGCTGTAATTTTCTTAATTTACAAACTAATTAAATTTTTAAAAATGAAAGATTTTAAGTTTTTACTATTGGCATTTGTTGCCGTTGTTTTGTTCGCTTCATGTGAACGTGTCGCTCCCAATTATGCAGGTGTTTTCATGGAGAATTACGGGAAAGACGGAAAGAACGATTTTTCCATTAAAACGGGACGCGTTTCTACGTGGGAATGGGGCACAGAACTTTTTCAAGTTCCATTATTTGACCAAAGAGGTGACTTTGCCGAACCTGTTACACTAAAAGCAGCAGACAATACAGAGTTTAAAGCTCGTCCGACTTATTCATATAAAGTGATTAAAGAAAGGGCGGTCGATGTGGTATTCGATAATAAACATATTAGCGACGGAGGCGATTTTATGAGTTCTCTTGAAGATAATATATTGGAGCCGCGTATATATGATTTAATAAAAGAAGAAAGTCGTAAACATAAAACGGATAGTTTGATGGCAGACGGAGGCTCATTGATTTTTGAAAGACGGTTAGAACAAATAATCGAAACGGAGTTTGAAAAACGCGGATTGCAATTACTAACATTTTCTGCACAATTAGAATTTTCGGAAAAGGTACGTGAGAAAATAGACAGTCGTAATGAAGTAAATACGAATATTTCGGTATTAGATCAGCAGATTGAAGAACAAAAGAAGTTAAACGAGTTAGAACAACTAAAAACAGAACAGGCTATCATCCGGTCAAGAGGATTGACTAAAGAAATTTTGTACAAACAGTTTATTGATCGTTGGGACGGGAAAACGGCGTTATATGGGATTGTTCCCGACTTCTTGAAAATAACTAAATAACAACGCGCCGGGTGAAAGCCCCGGCAAATCGGATAAGTGGCGGAATTGGAAACGCCTAATTATGTAAGGTTGATCGCCAGACATTCCGTTAATGCGGTGCGGCTCTTGAAGTATCATTCCCGGTTCGAATCCGGGCTTATCCACTATTTACAAACCAAAATAAAATATGATGCAGATAATAATAGGGAAATGCCCTAGCAAGAGTAATTGCTACAAGATAATTCAACAAAGAGGTAAAGACGGAAAATATCACGGATCACTTGCAAAAAAAGATGCTTTGGTGATGTATGAAAAGTCTTTCTATCTTCAATGTAGCCAATACAGAAATAAACAAATAAAAGGCTTATTTGAACTCTATTTAAGCGTGCACTATGATACGCAACGACCAGACTTGGATAATTGTCTTAAAATTGTGTTAGACTGCTTGCAGTCATGTAGAGCGATACGAAATGATCGTAATTGTGTGAAAATAGTGGCGGAGAAATATATAGATAAGACTAATCCGAGAATTGAATTTGAAATAAAGGAGGTATAAAATGGCGAAGAAAACAACACAGGTACAAAAAAGCGATTGCCGGACGTGTCGGAATGGCGGAGAAGAGAATAATTTTATTTGCTATTGTTCCGTCCTGAAAGTGGGACGGGCGATCGGGATAAGGATTTGTAGTTATTATATCGCTCGATAGACTTTATAAGTGTGATGAATATAGACGGATATACGCTAACTGAAAAGATGCGAAAAGCGCGACGACGTTTCAGATTTACCGCCACCGAACAAGCCCTTTTTTACGGATTAGTGGCTATTTGTAACGGCGAAGATTGGAGGGACGTTTTCGATTGCTCGAACATTGAACTTTGTTTTGCGCTTAACGTGAATGAGAAAACACTAATAAAAGCCCGTGAGTCTTTAATAAATGCAGGATTGATTTATTATAAATCTGGTAAGAACAAACGTATTATAAGCTCTTATTCTTTCGTGAAGGAATTTAAAACCACTGTAACTACTACTGTAAATTTTACAGCCAATCAAACAGCCAATAAGGGAGCCAATCAGACAGCCAATGATACAGTAGATAAGGGAGTCAATGATACAGGGGATAGTACAGACTATAATAAACTAAAACAGAAACCAAACAGAAATATACTCTCTAAAGTCTCTCATGGAGATTTTGATTTTATATCTAATGAGTTTTTAGAGACGTTTACTCTTTGGCTTGAATACAAGAAAGACAGGCGGGAAAATTACAAATCGGAAAAGTCACTCAAAGCGTGTTACAACAAATTAGTGAAATTGAGCAAAGGTAATCCGGCGGTCGCATCTCAAATCGTAGATGAATCGATTGCGAATAATTGGGCGGGATTTTTTGAACTAAAGAATAATAAAAACGAATATGGAAACAAGAAGCAAACAGACTCTACCGATAGCGGCGATTCTATCATACGGACTACCGTACTATGACGAGCCGATAGAAGTAGAGAAGCGCCCGGAGTGGTTTAAAGCGTGTTGCAAATACGTTTGCCCCGGTTTTAAGATTGACGATTCGAATAGAAACATAATGAACCAACTGTTTTTGTATACTGAAGGACGATCCGAGAAGCTAGATTCAAATAAAGGGCTATTGTTACGAGGTGACATCGGTACAGGAAAAAGTACTATCATGCAGATTCTAAACCGATATAGTTGTTTCACACGCGGCAAAGCAAAGGGCGGCTATCCGATCGGTGGTTTTAGGATTGATTCGGCTTCCTGTATTGCAAACGGCTTTTCGATGCGCGGAAAGGATGCACTAGAATTGTATACTTACAACAACGGTACGCCGCGAATGATCTGTTTTGATGAACTAGGACGCGAGCCAATCCCGGCAAAGTATTTCGGTACTGAACTAAACGTGATGCAGTATATTTTCCAATGTCGGTACGAGTTGAGACATGAGGCAATAACTCATGTTACAACGAACTTAACGATTAAGGAAATACAGCGTATTTACGGCGCGTATATCGCGGATCGAATAAATGAAATGTTTAACGTCTTGGACTTGAACGGAGCTAGTAGAAGATAATTAATACAACGAAACCATGCGAAGCAGAAAAAAGAAACTTGTGTATTTTAAAAAGATTCCGGTTCGCGTCGATCTGGAACAATGGCAAAGGCTCGATAAGATTCGCGCTGACTACCATTTCAAAAGCACATACGAGATTATGCAGTACA